CAATAGTTATGACTATCGGTCATTATAATATCTTTTAGTTATGAAAATCTTTGGACTCTTTTGTTATTTCCTTGCCTTATCTCTTTGCTTTTGGGCGGATTGGAGAGTGGGAATTGCTTTTATCACTTTTTACATCGCATTCAAAATTGAGCTATATGATAACGGCCAATCTAGCAACGATCAAGTCTAGAAAAGACACACTTCAGCAAGTAATCGATTCTCTTAAAAATCAAGTTGATGTAGTTCGAGTATATGCTAACGATTATCTTCCGAAGGTAGAGGATGCGCAAGTATTCACCGGATGCGATTACACCGACAACTCTAAATTCTTTTGGCTTCCTAAAAGCAGAGGAATCTATCTCTCTTGCGATGACGATCTTATCTATCCTCCGGATTACGTGGAGACTATACTTAAAGGGATGAAGAAATATCCTGGATGTTGGATAACCTTTCACGGCCGTAAGATGTTAGGATATGGTTTAGACTATTATAGAGGCCACATGGTGTATCAATGCCTCAAAGATGTGAACGGAGATTACGAGCTAGATATACCGGGAACTGGAGTATCTGCTTTTCATACGGATGACTTCAAGTTCGATATGACAGAATGGAAGCATCAAAGAATGTCCGATATTATGGCCGGCCAAGAAATAGCGAAGCGCCGTAAGAAAATAATATGTCTAGGACACGAAGCCGGATGGATTCAGCATCTAGAAAACAAAAGCACTATTTATCAAGAGGAGATCGGTAAGCCTCTCCAGTCTCAACAAGCCGATCTAGTATATTCGATGCGATACGAGCAAGGTTAAGAAGCTCCTCTATATCCTTTGCATCTACTGGCCAGTTATTACGCAACTGCTCATCTACTCTATCAAATAACTCTGTCATAAGTATATATTAAAGGTTTTTGCAATATATCAAGGCTAATTGTTAAATAATGTAAAAAATCCGTATTTTTACAACAAACCTTTTTTATGAGTTATACCGATTATCCAAAGAGCGCAAGCAACAACGCAAAGAGAGCCTTAAAGTACAAGGAGGAATCCGGCAATCCTAAAGGGTGCGGTACTCCAGTAGGATGGCGTAGAGCTACTCAGCTTGCGAATCGTGAGCCTATCTCTGAGGATGTAGTAAAGCGTATGGCCTCATTCAATCGGCACAGACAACATAAAGACGTTCCTTACGATGAGGGATGCGGTGGTTTGATGTGGGATGCTTGGGGTGGAACTTCGGGTGTAGATTGGGCGATACGTAAATCAAAACAAATTGACGAGGAAAAGATGTTAAAAGCTGAAGCAGATGAATTAAGTGTTGGCGATTTTGTCTCTTGGAACTCAAGTGGAGGCCGAGCAAGAGGTAAAATTACAAAAATCGTGAGAGATGGAGAGATTGATGTTCCTAATTCAGCTTTTACTATTACCGGCACGGAGGATGATCCGGCGGTACTTATACAAGTTTATAGAGGAGGCGAAGCATCCGATGTCTATGCCGGACATAGAGCCTCGACATTAACTAAAATAAATCCAATTAAAAGTATGAATCCATTTATAACTAAAAAAGCCGGCATCCTTAAAGATGTCGATGTCGAGCGCCGTATGATTGAAGGATACTATTCGGTTTTCGACTATAAGGATTCCGATGGCGATATAATGATGAAAGGGTGCTATACCAAAACCATCAAAGAGAATGGGCCAAACGGAAAGAATAGAATTATGCACCTCTATCAGCACGATCCGCTTACTGTATTGGGTAAGCCATCAATGCTCGTAGAAGATGAGAAAGGCTTGTACTTCCGTACTGCTATCACCGACACACAATTAGGAACGGATGTTCTCAAGCTATATAGAGATGGAGTTCTTAAAGAGCATTCAGTCGGTATCAATTTTGTACGTAGAGACTTCTCTAATGAAGATGAAGCCTACATAGTCAACGAAGTTAAGATGTGGGAAGGATCAACTGTTACTTGGGGAGCGAATGAAATGGCACTAGGAGGAATGGCCAAAGGTTCGCAGAAAGATCAGGTTGATCAATACAAGACATTAGTCAGGGCATTTGACTCAGGAGACTATACTGACGAGACTTTTATGCTAATTGAAATGCATATCAAGAATTTGGAAGAAGCATTAAGAAAATCACTTCAAAACACAGAAGCCGAGCCAATCACCTCTGTAAGTAATGACGCCGATTTTGATGCAATTTTCAAACAATTCAACAATCAACTACAAATCGAAAAGGAGTTCAAATTATGGACTTAGAAAATACCTTAAAAGAAGGCTTGGCTTCTGTAAAGAATGGTCTAGCCGAACAAACTAAAGCCCTTGAGGAGCGTTATAGCAAACTCGAAGAGCAAGTACAACTTTCAGGCGAAGCTGACTCAGCTACCAAGTCTGAAATTAAAAACCTTGAAGAAGTAATCGCTTCTCAAAAGGAAAGAATTGAATCAATCGAAAAGAATAGCAACCGTTTAGGCGGTGGATCTCAGCCTATGTCTCTAAAAAACATCCTAAAGGATGGTTTAGATTCAAACAAAGATCAAATCGAAGCGTTCAAAGCAGGTCAAATCTCAGGCTTTACAATGGACACCAAAGCAGTTATCACCGAATCAGGTGCTTATACTGGCGATGTTGTTCCTGCTGATTATGTTCCTGGATTCAAATTCGATCCTGAGCGAAGAGTTCATGTACGTCAGTTCCTACCAGTAGGTACTACTAACTCTGACAAAATCCGCTATATCAAAGAAACTAACTTCACCGACAACACCGGTGTTACTGCCGAAGGCGTTGCTTCCGGACAGAATGACTTTGATTTAGTTGCAACTGATGCAGTAGTAGAGAAAATCTCTGCACATTTCCGAGTTTCTAAAGAAGCTCTTAATGATACTGCCGGTCTAGCTTCTCACATCTCTTTAAGAGGTATGGAGAAGTATATGAAAGCCGAAGATGCTTACAACTTGTATGACTCTACTTATGGTCTTACTGTAACATCTACTGACTATGCTTTAGATCAGTACACCGGCGATGCAGATGCTCAAGAGTATGATGTACTTCTAGAAGCTATCAAGCAAATCCGTAACCGTAACTACCAACCATCTGCGGTAATGATGTCAGTATCTAGATACTTCGACATGATCCGTAACAAGGATGCTGATGGCCGTTACATCTTCCCACAAGATGTTATCTTCGGAAGCCGTGTGCCTTCTATCTTAGGTGTACCAGTAATTGCTACTAACGCAATCAACGACACCGATGGAGATGCTGATGACTTCTTAGTAGCTGACTTCGCACAGTTGACAACTTTGTTTGATCGTGAGTCTGTTTCTGTTCGTTTCTACGAGCAAGATCAAGACAACGCTATCAAAGATCTAGTAACTGTACAAGTTGCAGGCCGTTTAGCTCTACCGACTTACCTACCTAACGCAGGTGCTTTCGGTAACTTCACAACTGCAATCATTAACGCAGGTAATTCTTAATATTACCCTAAGGATGTTTGGAACTTGGGCAGGTTCGATTCCTGCCCATCCTTCTCAATTAAACCCTAGTATTATGCCTTACAGAGCGAGACGTAGCTTCATCCATAGAAATCAACGAATTAAGAAAAACGATCCTCTCAAATTAGATAAGGGTTCGATAGCTGACTTACTTAGTAAAGGATTAGCATACGAGACAAAAGAGGACAAGCAAGCCTATACAGTAGATGCTAAGGCGTTCATCGAAAAGGATGAAAGCACTAAAACGATGTATTACGTAAAGCGCAACAATCAGATTATCGATAGACTAACCAAATCCAAAGCCGAAAAATTAGTCGAGGAACTCAATGCTTAAATCGCCATTCAAAGGAAAAACTGGCCCATTCACCTACTCAACTGTTGACACCGGAACAAATGCCTCTACCGATGTGCTAAGTACGGCAGATGCTAAAGCCTGGATGCGAGTTGATACTTCCGCAGATGATTCGTTGATTGCAAGTCTAGTCGCAGAGAGCATAGATTTTGCAGAAGAGCAATACGGATTCCAACTGATAGAGAAAACAGTTACAATCGAGTACGAATATTATGGCAAGGAAGTCCGATTACCTCTTTACCCAGTACAAAGTATCACTTCAGTAAAGACAGTCGATACGGTAGGAACTGAGACAACTCTAACCAATAACCAAGACTATTATCTCACCGGAGATACTCTTATAATCGATACGGTATATGGATGGGAAGTTCCTGACGATAGAATAAGGTTAAAGGTTGTATATGTTGCAGGGTATAGCTCTATACCTTCCGGGATAACTCTAGGGATAAAGAAGCTAGTAGCATCTAACTACGAAGATCGCCAGGATGTAGTAGAAGGAAGCGTGTCAATGATGCCAAATAGTAGCAAGGCACACTTCAAGAGATACGCCAAGCTATGAAAACTAAGTCTCGACAAATAAACATCGGGATGATGAAACAGAGAGTTACTATACAGTATTACTCTCTATCATCGGATGGTATGGGTGGCAATACTAGAACCTGGAACACTCTTGGTACTGTATGGGCTGATGTGAAGCCTCTGTCAGGCTCTGAGGCGCTCGAAGTAGGTGGATTGAAGGGTAAGACTAAGTATAAGATTAAAACTCGTTACAGAGATGATTTTGTAAGCGCCGGATATTCCAGAGATACTTATGACCATTTATTAAGATTGCAGTACGATGGAAAAGAATTAAATGTAGAATACGCTATTAACTCAAACGAAGATAACGCCGTTACTGAACTCATAGCATTTGCAGAATGATAACGGCGCAAGTAAATACCAAAGATCTTCAAAAAGCTCTGAAGAAGTTAGAGAGCGCCTCTAAGGAAATTCGTGTAAAAGGAGAGATTGCTATTGAGGCCTCTGCTCGTAATATTCAAAAAAAGGCTAAGAATAACGCTCCAACCGGTGCAAGCAACTTTTTAAAAGATTCTGTTGATGTACGAGGCTCAAAACTAGAGAGAGAAGTATTTACGGATATGAAATATGCGCCGTTTGTAGAGTTTGGTACTAAGTCAAAGGTTGAAATACCTCCTGGACTTGAAGGCTATGCAATGCAATTCAAAGGCTCAGGCGGTGGATCATTTAAAGACTTTGAGGCTAGTATTAAAAGATGGGCGCAACTAAAAGGAATACCGGAAGAAGCAGTATATCCGATTATGAAATCAATACTACATAAAGGCACAAAGGCTCAACCATTTCTATTCCCGGCTTTCTTCGCCGAGCAACCTCAACTCATTAAAAAACTAAAGAAGGTGATACGTGGGATTAAATGATATGCATAAGCAAACCGGTCGGATGCTTCGTGAGGATAACACTTACGTCAATCGGGCGGACTATATCTATAACTCACACAGAGACTATTATAAGAAAGTTCTTGATTTCCACGTTGAGATGTCTTTGGGTAATGTGCCTAATTTTAGCATTGTACATAAGTTTGGGAGAAATGTTAATGTAGGAAGTACGTTTGCACCAATTACACAA